ATGCGAACCACCACTCTGCAACCCATCCGGAACATGCACGCGAGACCTGATCTATGAGACCACGACTCAAGCCTGAAGAGCTTCACGCTCGACTCATCGTAATCGTTGGAATCATCCTTGCCAGCGTGTTCGCAATCACTGTCCTCGGCTTCGTCTATGCGCTGATGTTTGTAACACAGCCAATCGGTCATCAATCACCTAACGACTCAGCATTCATAGATCTGCTTTCAACGCTCACAGTATTCATGACAGGAACCTTGTCAGGATTAGTGGCATCAAACGGACTAAAGTCAAAACCGAAAGAAGGAGCCAAAGATGTTGAAGCCTAAAGACAAAGCCCTACTCGCCTCATACGGTCGCTCAATCATCGCAGCTGTCATCGCTGTGTATTCCACAGGCAACACAGACCCAGCCGACCTAGGCAAAGCAGCACTCGCTGCACTTGTGCCAGTGCTGATCCGATATGTGAACCCTAAAGATTTGGCTTTCGGTCGTGGCAATAGCCAAAGCTAAGCCCGGAGTTCCGAACGCTCGGGACTACATCGGCAACGCTGACGGAGCATCACCGGCTCCTCGAGCAGGGATGAACGAATGGATCAAGCAAGCCATCGCTGCATCGAATGGCGCACTGTGGAACAACGGATCATGGGGTCAGCGTGACATGCGCGGAAAGCCCGGATCGCTTTCAGTCCACGCCACTGGCAGAGCTGTAGATCTTTCATATCGCAAGAGTGAGAAGCATCCAAAAGGCTCACGCAAAGAAGCGCTCGTGTTCATTGACAAGCTCGTCGCAAACGCCAACGACCTCGGCTTGCAGTGCATCCTCGACTACTTCCCAGAGCCACACGGACGCGCATGGCGCTGTGATCGTTACGCATGGCAGAAATACACGAAGCCAACAATCCACGGTGCTCCCGGTGGAGATTGGTTTCATATTGAGATCACACCACAAGCTGCAGACTCAGTGATCTGGGTGAAAGCCGCGTTCCTAAAGGTCTTCGGAGAAATCCCACCTAAAGCTTGACCAATGCCCTAGGGTCGGAGTACCGACGAAAGGCAAGTGATTATGAGTGAACCGCAGTTCTTTGACTACTCCGTTTACACAGGAGTAATGGATAACGGACAAGAGATCCTCGTACAGATTTTCACAGAACCTGAATCGGGCAAATACCTACTAGGACAAATTGCATTCCGATCGCATGCTTCATCATGGGGCGTGCCTATACCACTGGAGAAAAAATGAACTACTTTGCAGAAAAATTGATAGGGCTAGTGCTTTGTACCGTTTTCGGTTTTACGGCGCTTACAGGGGCTCCTGACGCGTCTAAAGAGCCTTCTGGGACTATTGCCCTAGCGCCGATGAGCGTTGAGCCATACCTTATTGAACCAACCACGACCACCAGCTCCACGATCTACATCGATCCATACTCGAGCGCGTGCGAACAGTTCTCAGCTCTGGCAATCAACCTCGGCTGGGATCCAGATCAGCGCACAGTGCTGGAGTCAATAATCTGGAGAGAGTCAAATTGCACACCGAACGCAATCAACCACAAAGATCCACGCAAATCCTTCGGACTCATGCAGGTCAATGGATTCTGGCTGGATTATCTGAGCGAGCGTGGCATCATCACCGAACTGGAAGATCTGTTACACGCCGAAACTAATCTCATCGCAGGGTTAGCAATTTACAACTACGGCATGGAGCGTTACGGCTTCGGATGGGGACCATGGAGCACAAAATGAGCGAAGGCACAGCATGGAATCAAGGCGAACTCACAGAAGAAACTCGCAAGCTTGTACTTGAACGCACCGATCATGTCAATCACACGATGGCAATGTTTGGACTCATTGACGACATCATGGCAATCAGCAAGAACCCTCACGCATCAATCATCCGTCGGCTACGCACAATGAAAAACCAACTTTCACTGAATGATCCGATGCCACTTTACGATGTGACTACACTGGACCAAGCAATCAAAGCGCTCGAAGCGCACTCATAGAAAAGGCATCCGACATGTCCGACCATCAGCCAGAACTATTCCAAATCACCACAGGATTAGGTGGCACAAAATATGTGCCAACAGTCAATCGCAATGTGGTTATCACAGCAAAGAAAGCGCATCCAACATCCCAGCGCGCAGCAATCAACGCCTATCCAAGATCAGGATCTAAGCGTCAAAAGATCTACAACGCGATCAAGCTTTTCGGTGGAATGACAGACGAAGAAATAGAACGCACACTTGAGATGTCCGGCAACACCGTTCGTCCTTCGCGTGTGTCACTTGTACGCGACGCGCTTGTCATGGATTCAGGACGCACACGCAAGACAGTTTCGGGCAACGATGCAATCGTCTGGGTGGTCTGCTAATGGGATTTGATCTAAGCAACTACGAAACCGTTGAGCAGCGTCTTGTGCGCTTCTGGACCGCATACCCAGATGCACGCATCGAGACCTGCATGATGAACTACGACGGAGACTCTTGCATCTTCCGTGCAGAGCTGTATCGCCACGCCGATGATGTCAAGCCGATGTCAGTCGGATACGCGCATGAGATTCATTCAGATCGCGGAGTGAACTCAACATCGTTCGTCGAGAACTGTGAGACCAGCGCTTTGGGCCGTGCGATCTCTAATTGTCCTATTCAGTCTCAAGGGAATGGTCCCCGACCTTCCCGTCAAGAGATGGAAAAGGTAGCTCGGCTGGGGGGCAACCTAGCGCCCACCACTGATCGCCCAGCCGGGCAACCATCCACTCAAGAACACATCCCACGCGGAGCATTCGCCACACCGAAGCAAATCGGTTACATCAAGAAGCTCGCAAAAGACGAAGGACTAGACGACCTTCGCTTGCTTGAACTAATCCATCGTGAACTCGGTGACGACAGCGCAGTCCTAGAGCTGCTCAAATCACATGAAGCATCCAAGATCATTGAGGTGCTCAAGTGATGCTTTTCGCATTGGTGAACATATGCGGCGTGTTGCTCGGTCTGATGCTGACGCTGTTCTTCATGATGTTTGATGATCCGCGTCGAGTTGCTGGTCGTAAGCGTGGAAAACGATGAAGCCCGATCTAAAGATGAGTGAAGCCGATCTAAAAGAAATCGTCATCAGTGTCGCCAAGCGTTACGGCTGGCTCATTCACCACGACCTACCGGCACAGAACTCTCGAGGACGATGGCTCACCAATGTCCAAGGCGACGCAGGCTTCCCAGATCTGATCCTGCTGCATCCCGTGTCAGGGAAACTGCTCGCTGTAGAGCTCAAAGCAGAACGCGGAAAACTCTCACCATTACAGAAGCGCTGGCTCATGGCATTCGATGCAGGGTCACACTTCAATAGCGTCTGGAAGCCCTCTGACATGGAGTACATTCTCTACACTCTGAGCAACTTCCAGCTCTAAACAATTGGCTAGTAGCACGACCTAAGCCATTCGCACGGCAGTTGGTGACACTCGGTAACGAGGGTAGATCGGCGCGCCCTCAATCATGCAACACGAAGTGAGCGAGGCAAAGCGCCGAGGCGAGCTGTAAACATAATCAGCTGATGAGTGCAAAGGGTACGGGTTAGGGCAACCCCGTGGGTGGAGCATTCATCCCTGTATGTCTTCTCAGTTCGCATAACATACACACAAACAAACAAAGCAACAGACACGGACACACACATGAGACCGACATCATCAACAAGGACAAGCCACGCAGTGGCGCGTCAGCACAAGCGAAGCGCGTGAGCCATGGCACGAGGACGCACAACAGACAACACCGAGTACCGCAACAACAGAGCAGCACTACTCAAAGGGCAACCACTCTGTCACTGGTGTCAAAAGAAAACAGCAGACACAGCAGATCACTTAGTTGAAGTTGATCGCGGTGGCGACAACAGCCTGTCCAATCTGGTCCCTGCATGTCGTGAATGCAACAGTCGAAGAGGAACGCAATACAAATCAGCACGCGACCGCCAAAGAATCCACGACCGAGCCGAAGCAACACGAACCATCACACAACGAGAACCGATTCTTTACACAGACACTCCCTCGCCCCCGAGCCCATCGTTCTTTTTCTCCCCGAACAGCGACGACCAGCCTGAACTGGCGGTGACTGGTCACGATCAGCCGAGACTGGCAACGATCAGCCCGGATCAGCTGGGATCGCATGTTGAGTCTGTGGTGGAGTGGGCTCGCAAGTTTATGCAGATTGAGTTGATGGAATGGCAGATCAATGCTTTGCGCGATCAGTTGGCTTTTGCTGATGATGCCGGCGTTGAGCTTGTGACTCGGACCTCATTGGTGTCTTGTGCGCGCCAACAGGGAAAGTCAGTTGCCCTTAAAGCTCTTTCGGGCTGGTGGCTTACCGAGATGCCAAAGATCCGAGGAGAGAAGCAGACAGTGCTTTTGATGGCGCACCGTCTTGACAGTGCAGCGCAAATCTACGAAGAAATCGCCGACATCCTCGAGCAGTACTTTGACGCAAAACTCACGCGCTCGTATGGTCGTTTAGCTGCAAAACTTCCAGACGGATCCAAGCTTCTAGTCCGATCAGCCAAGCCAAATGCAGCGCACGGTTTGTCCGTGGATCTGGCGCTGGTGGACGAAGTGTGGGGAATTGACGAAGAAGTAATCGATGGTGGTATCACACCAACTATGCGCGCACGACGCTTCCCTCTTCTCAGCATGTGGTCCACAGCTGGCACAGAAGAATCCAAGGTCATGCAACGCTACCGAGAAATGGGTCTTCGTCTCATTGACACACATCAGCCGACCAACTTCCACTTCCGTGAATGGTCTCCACCACCAGATCTTGATCCGATGGATCCGATCGCGTGGGCATATGCGAACCCTGCACTTGGCAAGACGCTAGAGATGTCCACGATTGAGTCAGAAGCACAGCTCCCCGATCGCGCATCGTTCCTACGCTCGAGCGTAAACCTATGGATTGCAACCGATCGGTCATGGCTCCCCCAAGGTCTGTGGTCGCAGCTTGTCACTTCTGAGCAACTTCCAGCTGGGGGAGTGGTTGCAGTAGAAGTGGATTTCAACGACTCGCATTACTACGCCACCAGATCAGTGCTTTTGCCGGACGGTCGAATCGGGGTCACGGTCGCTTTCACTTGTGACACACAGACACAGCTTTGGGATCACATCGCCAAGCTTGCCAAAGATCCGAGCATCCAGTTCGCGTTCACACCAACTATTGATCTCCAATGCCCACCATCCATTGAGCGTCGGCGTGTCGTCGTTGGTTACGCGGAAATCTTGAAGTGGACCCCAGCGGTCCAAGGATTGATCCGTGAACGACAAATAGTTCACACTGGCGAGATGGCATTAGCAGAGCATGTCGTTCGCGCTGTCTCAGTTCGCACTCAAGGCTCTATCGCTGTGAGCTCTCAGCGTTCGCCCGGTCCGATTGAACTTTGCAGGACGATGATCTTCTCAAGCGCGATCGTTGCTGGTAACAAACACAGTCGAGGAAAGCCACAGCTCGTAGTCGTTGCCAACTAAGATACGCGCGGAGTCGTGTGTCACCCTTTCGTCGGAGAAGGTCCCCCGATGCACGACTCCACCAAAAGCCGACCGATCTATGGAAGAGTAAAGACATGGCAATATTTTCGCGCAAAGTAAACAAAGCAGCGATCTCACCACAGCCTGCAAAAGCAGCAGCTGCTGGTGCAAACAGTTACGCCAACATGAACGCATCGGTCAATGTCTTCAATCAGTATTATTCGTGGCGAGAAGGTGAAGCGCGTAATCAACTGATGACCATCCCGGCGGTTAGTCGCTGCCGCGATCTCATGGCTTCCGTTATTTCTTGTATGCCGTTGCGCATGTACAACATGGTCTGGAATGGCGAGCGCATGGAGAAGGTTTACCTTGCTCCGCGATCATGGTTACGCCAACCAGATCCACAAAATACCTATGCCCATTTCATGTCGTGGGTTTTTGATGATCTCTACATGTATGGCAGAAGCATCGTCCACATCACAAGCAGGACGAGCGATGGCTATCCTGCGTCCTTCCAACGGCTACCAGTCGGATCCATCACCAGCACCGATCAGACCGGTCCCGTCTGGTTCGCACCAAGTAATCAGATCTATTTCAACGGTGTAGAACTAGATCCACAAGATCTACTGCAAATATTGTCACCGACCACAGGCTTGATCTATACCAGCGTCTCAGCTGTAGAAACCGCGCTCAAAGTAGAAGCAGCGCGCAACAGGAACGCAAGTTCATCAATCCCTGCTGGCATTCTCAAGCAGACTGGCGGAGAACCGCTTAGCGCACAAGAGCTCGCAGATCTTGCAGCATCTTTCAACGCTGCTCGAGCAACAAACCAGACTGCAGCGCTCAATGAGTTTCTTTCGTATGAAGCAACCACGATGAGCCCAGACAAAATGCTTCTCATTGAATCCGCTAACTATTCTGCGTTGGAAATGGCGCGTCTCGGAAATGTTCCGCCATATTTAGTCGGCGTGAGCACAGGCTCCTACAGCTACCAATCATCACAGCAAGCACGAGCAGACTTGTACATTTTCGGCGTAAAACTTTATGCAGAAGCAATCGCAGAAGCGTTCTCGCTCAATTCCATACTCCCGAACGGGACTTATGTAGAATACGACGCAGAAGGATACTTAGAAGAGAACTACATGGCTGATCGTGAAGACGAACCAGCAGAAGAAAACACTCAGGAAAGATTGGCGAACCGATGATCAAACTCATTGCAGGAGATTTCACACTCGACGCAGCTGCAGGCGACACACCACGCCGAACCATCTCAGGAACCGCAGTTCCATACAATGTGCCAGCAACCGTCAGCGACGGAACACAGGTCATTTTCAAGCCGGGCTCACTGCCAGTCGAAGGCAAAGCACCCCGTCTATTTCTCTATCATTCGGCTGAAATGCCAGTAGGCGTAGTGACGGAGCGCGTAGATACTGAGCAAGGAATGTTGTTTAGCGCCAAGATCAGCGCGACTACGCTCGGCAACGATGCACTCGTTATGGCTCAAGATGGCACGATTGATCAAGTTTCGGTTGGCGTAAACCCGACAAAGTTCTCCTACGACGACAACGGAACCATGGTTATCGAAGCTGCCGACTGGATGGAGCTTTCGCTCGTTCCGATCGGCGCATTCGGCGACATGGCAAATATCGCAAAAGTCGCTGCGAGTATCCACCAACCAGAAGAAGAAATAAGCAATAATCAAGAAGTAATCCCAGAACAGGAGCAACCAATGTCAGAAGAAACCGCACCAGCAGTCGAGGCAACAATCCCAACTGCACCAATTTTTGCACAAGCCAAAAAGCAACTCGCACTGCCATCAGCAGGCGAATACATGGCTGCATATCACATCGGTGGAGACACCTTTGCAAACATCAACAAAGCAGTCGCAGAGATCAGCGCATCACAGCGCACACCTTTGCAAGCTGCAGCTGGTGATGTTCTTACAACCGACACTCCGGGTCTGCTCCCTGTGCCGGTGCTCGGACCATTGGTGCAAGATCTAAACTTTTTGCGCCCTGTGATCGAAGCCGTTGGCGCTCGCGCTTATCCAGATGGTGGACAGTCCAAGACTTTCATCCGTCCAACAATTACCACGCACACCAGCGTCGCAGCACAATCAAGTGAACTTGCTGGAGCATCAGCAACCACGATGGTGATCGCATCTAACTCGGTAAGCAAGACCACGCTCGCAGGACAAGTCACACTGTCAGTACAAGACATCGACTTCACTTCGCCAGCCGCAATGGGACTAATCCTCAATGACCTCATGGGCGAAGCAATGATTGCCAGCGATAATCTCGCAGCAGACAACTTGCTCACCGCTGCAACATCATCGGGAGTATGGGACGGAACGCCAGAAGATTTGCTGAAGTCAGTTTATGACGCAGCGAACGATGTGGCTTCTGGTCGTAACTGGATGCCGACTCACATGTTCGTATCGGTAGATGTGTGGGCACAACTTGGACAGCTCGTAGATTCAAGCAAGCGTCCACTGTTCCCATTTATCGGAGCAGGTCTCACCGGACAGAACGCACTCGGCGCATCAAGCGCAGGATCATGGAACGGAACCCCAATGGGTCTCCAGCTTGTAGTGGACAGCAACTTCGCTGCAAAGACCATGATCATCACCCGAGTCGGTCAAGGTCAAGGCGATGCTTACGAGTACTACGAGAGCATTCGCGGTTTGATGTCAGTTGAGGTACCGTCAGTTCTGGGCAGGACCATGAGCTACCATCTCTACGCTTCAACCTTCGCCGCTATTCCGGGAATGATCCGCAAGATCACACAGGCTTAGTCGAGAGCGGAGCATCCGCTCATGGCAACATACAGCGTCACCCACAAGTATCTGCTGGATAACTACGCCGTACTGCAACTCCTCACACCAAGCGAGATTGCAGTCGGCGAGTCCATCACCGTCGCATCAGTAGATGCAACATTCAATGGCACTTATGTTTGCAGGGCGCTGCCCCAGTACTTGTACACAGGCACAGACGATCAAGGCGATCTGCTGTACGACTTCAATGTCCCAATTCAGAATCAAGTGTTGTATGCCAAAACTGCAAGCGATGTAGATCGTGTTGCAGCAACTGGCACAGTCACATACACACAGACATGCACATGGATCACACAGCAAAATGTGCTCGACTGGCTGGGCATCTCCGTAGCCACAGCTGGCGATCAGGCTTTCGTAACAACTTGTGCAGCTGCAGCGAACATCTTCTGCTATCGCAGGAGACAGGAAGCTTCGTACATCGATAGTCTCACGACCGTTCCGTCGCAAGATGTCTATTTGGGAACCGTAATGTATGCAGGAATGTTGTACAAGAGCCGTGGCACCGTAGATGTTTTTTCTAGCTATCAAGACATGGGTCAGACACCAGTAGCTGGAATGAACGGTCAGATCAAACAACTTCTCGGAATTGATCGCCCAGCCTGCGCATGACCGTTTCCAACTACACCGATCTATTTAACAATGCGATGAGCGCGTTGGGAACGAAACTGGCAACCGCTACTGGCTTGCAAGTAGTCACTGATCCACGCAACTTGCGACCACCGTGCGTTTTCGTGTCAGCTCCATCTTTCACAATGTGGAACTACAACATCGCCAAAATGACCTTCCCCGTCCAGATCATCTCAATGGGTCCGGGCAACAGTGACGCACTTGGTAACATATTGAACATGGCAGCATCCGTTATGACCGCAAATGTCGGAGCGACTTCAGGCTCCCCGACCAGCGTCGATGTCGGTGGCGTGGTCCTTCCGGCATACGAGATGATGATTGAAGTACAGGCACAAACCTCATGAGCTTCATTATTGCGTCTGAGCGTTTAGGCAACATTGGTGATCCGTACACACCAAAGGATGGCATCAATATTGACGCTCTTTTGGCTGGCGGATTTATTGTGCGCGCCGAAATAAAAGCCAATGAGGTTGAGGTATCAACCACAGAAGAAGAAAAACCTGCTAAAACTAAACCTAAGAAAGCATCCAAGGAGTAATCATGGCAACTAGCACTTATCTCTCATCACCAGTCGTGACCGTCAATGCAGTGGATCTGTCCGATCAATGCACCGGTGCCACTGTGAATATCAATTACGATCAACTCGAGGCGACCAGTTTCGGAGATTCTTCAAGAAAGTATGTTTCGGGTCTTGGCAGTCATTCCGTAACGCTTGATTTTTACGCGAGCTTCGCAGCGACGGAAACTTGGGCAACACTCAAGAGTCTTGTCGGAACTTCAACGACTGTTGTCGTAAAACCAACAACTGGTGCGGACTCTGCCACCAATCCCGGACTGACCTTTACGGGGACTTTCCTAGCTGCACTACCAATCGTTTCGTCGCTGGGAGCTCTTGGGACCATTTCGGTGGTTTTCAACGGCGGTGTTTACACTTCAGACGAAAGCTAATAACTGACCGCACATCGGTCCGACACGAAAGCGAGAAGAAATGAAACTGCACCTAAAGGTGACAGAAGAAGGCAAAGACCCATACGAAGTGACGACAAACCTTGTCACATTGGTTGCATGGGAACGAAGGTTCAAGCGTAAAGCGTCTGACATGGCGAACGGTATCGGTGTTGAGGATCTTGCGTTTTTAGCGTGGGAAGCATCCAAGCAAGCGAAGATCGTTGTGCCGGGTGAGTTTGACAAGTTCATTGCAAGACTCGATGCCGTTGAGGTGGTTGCTGAGGAAATTGAAAACCCTATCCTCGCGGAACTCACCGAAGGCTCCTAGCAGAATTGCTAGTTGCTCTTTCGTGGGCTCCGCGTTTTTACGAAGAAGAGTTTGACACCGCCGACCTACTCACTGTCACTACTGTGTTAGAGGAAAGAAACAGGAAGTGACAACATGGCAATCGAAGTCAGCACAGAGATACGAGGAATCAAAGAAGACCTCAAGCTGCTAAATCGTCTTGCCCCAGATCTCCGTCGCGAAATCACCAAAGAATACAAGCGTCTAATGGAACCAACGCTGAACGACGCTCGAGCCAATATCCCCAACGGGATCGGCTCCACTGTCATGCGTGGGTTCGGTCGCAAATGGCGACACATCATGCCGTGGGACAAGGCAATCGCAAATCGTGGCGTAAGCGTAAAAATTGACACTAGACGCGCCCGAAAAAAGAACCTAATCAACGGCGCACAATACGAAACTCTGAGCGCTTTTATTGTGCAGCAAAAGAACCCTGCAGGAATCGTGTTTGATATTGCTGGGCGTGGTGGTAAATCCACATCAACTCAAAAGCGCAAGGGCATCACCTACAGCTGGACGAACACGCTGATCGAGAACCTTGCTGCAACATTTCCTAAAAACCCTTCGCGAACGATGTATCCAGCAGTAGAAAAAAATCAGGACAACATCAACAGCGCTGTAGAACAGATCACAAGATCAGTCGAAGAAAACATCACTAAAGCAATCGCAAGAAGTGGACAGATCTAATGGCAATTCGCATTCCCATCATCACCGACTTTGACGGTAAAGGTATTGAGCGAAGCATCAAAGCGTTCAAGGAACTTGAAACTAACGGTGAAAAAGCAACATTTCTGCTCAAAAAATCCTTTTTGCCAGCCACAGCTGCAATTGGCGCGTTCGCTGTCGCTGGTGGCAAAGCCGTATCAATGGCATCAGATCTTGCCGAAACACAAAACAAAGTCGGAGTGATCTTTGGATCATCAGCAAAAAGCATTCAGAACTTTGCCAACAATGCGAACAAAGCGCTCGGACAAACACAAAACGAAGCACTCACAGCGGCATCAACTTTTGGAACCTTCGGAAAAGCAGCCGGGCTAGCTGGCGACGACCTAGCAACATTCTCAACCGACTTCGTGACGCTTGCATCCGATCTTGCATCGTTCAATAACAGCACGCCAGAAGAAGCAACTCTTGCGCTCGGTGCAGCTCTTCGAGGAGAATCAGAACCACTGCGACGCTTTGGTGTGTTGCTTGACGATGCCACGCTCAAAGCCAAAGCAACAGAAATGGGCATCTACAAAGGCAGCGGAGCACTTACCGCACAACAGAAAATCCTTGCAGCACAAAAAGCAATCCTCGAGCAGACAACAGACGCGCAAGGAGACTTCGCTCGTACAAGCGACGGTCTAGCCAACCAGCAACGCATACTCCGAGCAACACTTGAAGACACTGCAACAAAGATCGGAATGGCGCTTCTCCCAGCTGTGCAGGCTGTGTTGCCGTTCCTCACAAAGTTCGCTGATTGGGCTAGCAAAAACACACCAGTGATCCTCGGCGTGTCCGTTGTGATCGCAGCTATCGCGACAGCAATCATCGCAACCAACATCGCGCTCGCTGCATGGAAAGCAGTCAGCCTCATCACTATCGGAATCAATTATGCGCTAGCAGCATCATTCACAGCTGTCCAGATCGCTACCGGTATCGGCATCGCAACTGTCATCGCAGGTGTTGCAGCTTTTGCCCTGTACCAGCGTCAGATGAACGGAATGAAAAACAGCCTTGGCGCGTTCAATACCGAATCGTCAAGATCAAATCAGCAACTTATTCGCATGGCTGACAGTGGCAAGCTAGCCACTACTGGTCTTGAAGGTCTTGACACTGCAGCTGGTGGTGCTGGTGGCTCAGTGGACAAGATGGCAGAAAAGATCAAAACAGCTCGAGAAGAAATTGAAAAGCAGTTCAGCGAAGCTCTTGACACTGCCAAAGACAAACTAGAAAAAGCCAAAACTGCATACGACGAGTTCAAGACCACGGTCTCGCAATCGGTCACTGGCGAGTTTTCGATCTCTGGTGCAGCCGACGCAGCTAAGGAAGCCGGAACGACAATCCTTGCGCAGCTCACACAGCAAGCCAACGGTGCTAAAGCGTTCGGATCTAAGGTCGAGCAACTGCTCAAAATGGGTCTTTCGGAAAGGGCTCTCAGAAGCGTTCTAGCAGCCGGTCAAGAGGCTGGTGACGCAATCGCTACAGAATTGATTCAAGGTGGCTCAGACGCGATTACAGGACCCAATGGGATCAACCAGATGCTGGACTCGCTCAACATGTTCGCCGACGCGCTCGGTGTCTTTGGTGCTGACATGTTCTATGGCGCTGGAGTCAAGCAGGGCGAAGCAATGCTCCGAGGTGTCAATGATGCTATCGCTAGCGCTCAAAGCAAGCTAAAGAATCCGAACCTAAAGCTGGCAGATGTCAAGGGCATCGGAGCGAACTTCCAAAATCAAATCGGTGCGATCATGCTCGGACCATCACCAGCAGCTTCATCCACTTTGGATGCATCAGCTCGTAAAGCAATCGCACAAGAACGCGGTGGAGTTATGGCAGGGAATGTCACGGTCAATGTTCAAGGCGCAGACCCACAACAGGTTGTGAACGCGCTCGAGCGTTATGTCCGTCAGAATGGCGCGTTACCGGACGCTCTATTATGACCGCAACTACATGGACGGTCAAAAACCAGACCAAAGGCACAACCTACTCAAACATTCTGTCTCTCAATTTTTCTAGTGGCAGACAAACATTCATTGACGATTATTCAGGGAACACAGCATCAGTCACAATTCTCAACAATAACGAAGCGGCACTTAGTGTTGATCTCGGCGACCAAATAAGGATCTACCCAACAGTCGGATCAAGCACCACAGGAGCAATGGTGTTTTGGGTTACATCGTTTTTGTATAACGACGAACCTGGCACGATGGGAAACTCAAGCGTTACTATTTTGGCTGAAGACTCAATAGCGCGTCTTGGTCGAAGGCGCGTCACCAATGTTGTGACATCCGCTGGAGCCTATGTAATTGATCAAGCAGCAACAATGATCCAAACATATGGCAACCCTGTAAACCAATGTTTTACACAACTTGGTGTCAGCACAGGATCATCACAAACTTGGAACGGATCGATCGCTGATTTTTTGCGTCAAGCAGTCAATACCGAGCAAGGATTTATCAACCAGTCACCAGTTACTTACAACATGTCCACAGCTGATGGTGGACGCATTTTTATCAACGGGCGAAGAAACGCAAGAACAAACGCGATCTGGGATTTTGGTCGCACACCAACATCAACGATCATCGGTTATCAGGACATTCAGCGAAACAAGTTTTTTGACATTTTCGCTAACGATGTAACAATTGACCCCGTTGGTCTTGCATCACAACAAACGACAAACGCTGCATCGGTTGCCGCATACGGAAACTATTCGGTATCACAAACCTCATCAGATCAAACCACAACACAAGCTGCAGGACTATCACAATACTTGTCTAATGTGCTTTCGGATCTAAGTTTGCTGAACATTGTGATTTCCTTCAGTAACAAAATCCAAGACAACAGCGATTTCCGTTATGAACAATTTGCAACAAATATTCACATTATGTCTAGTTACATTTCAACGCTGTATTATCGTCAGCCGGGCGACACCGTTGATCGCAGTATTCGAGTAACGATGACAGGTTTCTCTGTTAGCGCTACACCATCGGAAACGATCTGGACATGCTATTTTGCACCGATGTCGGTTTACGAGTTTTTTGTGCTGAACTCAACCACGCAGGGCATTCTTGATGCTTCAAGGCTTGGCTGGTAATCCTCGCATGATTCTCGTACACGGTCTAAGGTAGAGAACACTTATGGCAACACCAACCACACTTCCGGCAGCGTTTACCGCGGGGCAGGTTTTGACCGCAGACCTGCAAAACGCTTTGCGTGGCGCATTTCGTGTTTTGCAAGTTGTTTATGGTTCATCAACTACTCAGGTAGCCAACGCCACAACAACATTGGCAGATACAGGCATTACAGCAACTATTACGCCACAATCAACATCAAACAAAATCCTTGTTATTGCTACAACCCCTATTTACATGGCTGATGGTGACTGTACCGTGACTGTTTCTCTCCAGCGGGCAGGAATACCAATAGCAGCCAACATTCAAAACGACTCAACAAGTGCAAATGCCCACCAAACAAGTTCAATGGTTGTGCTTGATAGTCCTGCAACAGTGGCAGCAACAATATACAAAACACAATTTAGAAATGGCAATTCATCTAAGACCAGTTATGTATGCAACGCTTCACAACTTGGAAGCATTGTTCTTTTGGAAATAAGCGCATGATTGAGATGACAATAATTACAGCCCTAAAGAGCCTTGGCTTCACCGAAGGTTGGGCAGCAAGCGAACAAGACGGAATAATCCTTTGGCTTAACGAAGAAAAGCAACCAACAGAAGCCGCGCTTGTCAAGGCTGGTTGGGTTAAACAAACGCCAACATTAGAGGCATAATGCGATGGCGTTACCTCATCGGCTACGGCGCGCTCATCGCAGTCGTCGTGTGGGGATGTGCTGGCTGTAGTTATGACGGCTCATACCGTTACCCATGCCAAGACCCTTCTAACTGGCAAAAGCCAGAATGCGAACCACCACTCTGCAATCCATCCG